AGTTGGGCGAATATTCACGATACTGTGTTGACTAAAATTGATTACACATTGGGTGTAATTGAAGATAAATTGTCCGGTGGTGGCGTGTTGGGGCTTTATTATAATTTATTAAATGTTTTGGATAATGCGTTGCCATTATTGATAAACGATTATGGTTCGGTTACCGAAGCAGCCAGCGGTCAAAATAATGATGATTATGGAAGCCTGTGATTTTTTGAATGCTTGGAATAAAATTTTGGGTCTTCAAACACCCGAACATCATACGAAGATAATGCGTTTTTTAATAGATGTGTTTCAAAACGAACCGCATCGAGGATTATTAAATGCTTTCAGACATTCTGGGAAATCAACAGTTGTTGGAATATTTGCTGCATGGGTTTTATACCAAAAACCTAAAACCAGAATTTTAATATTATCTGCAGAATCGGGATTGGCATCGCGTATGGTTTCACATATTAAAAATATTTTGGAAAATCATCCGTATTGTTCGGATCTTTTGCCAGAAGTAAAAAAAGAGTGGGGGGCGCATAAAATCACAATAAAAAGACCAATTGGAATTCGTGAACCGTCCGTAATATGCCAAGGAATTTCCGGAAACATAACAGGGTTGCGCTCTGATTTAATAATTTGTGATGATGTTGAAGTGCCAAATACCTGTAATACACAGCAAAAACGTGAAAATCTGCGTGAAAGATTGCGTGAACTAGATTTTATCCTGTCGCCCAACGGAACAATGATTTACATTGGAACGCCGCACACAAAAGATACTATATATCAAATATGATATTACGATGCAGATGATATAAATGTGCGTAATTTTGCCAAAACTTTGTTGCCTTCGTCACCGAACATAGGTAAATAGGTTTCGAATTCTGGCATATCTGCTTGAATTTTGGCACGATCACGTTCGGTTAAGTCTTCGGAAATTAATTGTTTTGCCGAATCCCACATCTGATACGCACGAGCGGTGCGAGTAACATCTTCCCATTTCGTCAGCATATCAGTATCATGCGATATCATAGATTTTATATCTTCAGTCCAGTTGCTGCCAAATTTGCTAACGAATCCAAGTTGCTTAATCTTTTCTAATCCCTCTGGATTTGGTTCGAAAGAATCCAAAGCAGATTTCAATTCCGCCAATTCGTTATCTGTCAATTTAACAGGTGCTTCTTGAACTGCGATTATTCCACCATAGGGTAATAATTCGCTTTCTATGGCATCCATTTTTGTTTTGCCAGACCGCAAATTTTCAATGTGTGTGACCAACCGTTTACCGGTTGGCATTTTTGCCAGTTCTTCAGTAACTTTGGGATCATTAGATTCTGCAATAAATACCTGGTTCACTGCGGCCCATCCGCCGTTTATAACGTGTGCTTGACGATAAAGGTTTAACAGACGCTGTGCAATAATATGTGCCGGTTGTTTCATGGTCGCAATCCCTCCCTTGATTTTTATGCGGACATTACTTCATAACAATCATAACAACTTTATGCATAGTTGTCGAATTGATTTTTTCTTCTGGATTCGAAATATGAGCATAAAGTTTTCCGTGTGAATCCTGACGAACAGTTGCGATTTGTGCATCAACAACATCATCAGATGTCAATTGTGAAAAATCTGCGTTCATACATACAGCCAAATCACCAACTTCGGGTTTTGTGTTTGCATCAACAAAAACATATGCCGATTCAGGAATAAAACCACCCAAGCGTTTAGAATTTGGAACGACAGCATAAATACCACTGATACCTTCCAACGCAGAAGGGGCGGTAATCATATGTTCATCAGATTTTTTGAGTTTAATGGATTTTCCTTCTGGCATACCAAACACAGGAACCAATTTTTTGCGTGCGTTATCATACAATTGTGCACCAAATAATCCGCCATGAACATCCAATCCGGATTCTGGGTTTCCAGGTTCCAACACAGATTTTACGCGTTCTTTGACTTTATCAATCTGTTTGGTCAATTCGCCAGCTTTGTACAATTTAGCGATTTCTTCAAACAATTGATCGGTTGTATAACCGAAAGTTCCTGCCAATACACCAATTTCGTTTTCATAAACTTCACGTTGACCAACTTCAATTTTATGATAAACGGACAAAGTCATATTTGCTTCTTTCGCAGTCTGGGCAATGGTTTTTTCAGCGCGTTGACGTATCTTGCGCAATCCAGAACCAAAGATTTTCAATCCGCTGCCTTCGTTATCAGTCAAGCGGCGTTTGATTTCGCTTTGCCATTGATCAGCCATAGCATCAGTTTCGTGAATAAATATATCAGACAATTTGCAACCCAAAATAGTGCAAACATTTAATAATTGCTTTTGATTCAGTCTACGGACACCTTTCTCGATCTTGGAAACCGCAGATAACGATAAATTTGCGCGTCTGGCCAAATCGGTCATTTTCATGCCTTTGGCAGCACGCAAGTTTCTAATGTTGTTTGGAAAGATAATCTCTTCTTGTGCCATCGTGGACTCCTTGAACTATGTTGACAAAATCATAGTAAAAATTTATAGCTTTGGCAAGAAAAATAATTAAACAATATCATCAGGAATACCGTCAATGTCAACAACGGTTTGATCTTCAGAACTAGAATTATCTTGGTATTGAACATCAAAACCCCCGTCACCGGACATAGGCTGCATTTCAAAATGGGTCAAATTATCAAATAAACAATATTCACCAAAGAAGCTTAAGTGGACAGTTTCTGTCTTTCCATGACGATTCTTTGCGATAATAAGATCAGCTTTGTTCCGCGATTTATCAAGACGGCTTTGCCAATTGTCAGTGACCTTTTGTGAAGCAGACCCAGATAAACGATTTTCAGGTGAACGTGTGCTAAGGTAATATTCATCACGGTATGTAAACATTACGATATCAGCATCTTGTTCAATTGAACCCGAATCACGCAAATCAGATAATATTGGGCGTTTATCATCACGTTGTTCGACACTACGTGATAGCTGGGACAAAGTAATTACAGGTACATCCAATTCTTTGGCCAAGATTTTTAATCCACGTGTGATGGTTGACAATTCTTGGACGCGGTTGTCGTTTGTTTTACCGCCTGGTAATTTCATCAACTGTAAATAATCAATCACAATAAGCGCGATTCCACCGAACTTTCGTGCGATTCGACGAGCGCGGGTTTTTATCATTGGCACAGACATATCAGCGGTATCATCGATAACCAAAGGTATTTTCGACAATGCATCCGAATATTGTGACATTTTCATAAAATCTTCGTCTGTTAAATTACCATCGCGCATTCTGGTTGATGGAATTTTAGATTGTGAAGATAATACGCGAGATGCCAATTGTTCGTTTGACATTTCCAAGCTGAAAAATACAACTGCACCTTTGTATTGTTTGTTTGCGCGTCCATTGTAAATAGCATTTGCCGCATTGAAAGCAATATTCATTGCCAATGTTGTCTTACCCATACCCGGACGTCCAGCGATTATGATTAAATCGGAATGGTGCAAACCACTGATGGAACGATCCAATTCGTCCAATCCAGTTGTCAATCCAGACAATTTTCCATCGGCTTTGTATGCAATTTCTGCCTCTTTCAAAGCGCCCTTTAATGCGTCGGCCAATGATGTCAGATTTTGTTCTGATTGCCCAGTTGATGCCAAATTAAATAATTTTTGTTCTGCCATTTCAATCTGGGAATCAACAGGTGTATCAATGTCTTCGGTGTATGCGTTATCAATAACACTTTGCCCAAGGCCAATTAAATCACGACGGCGCGCATTATCAAAAACAATACGGCCATAATGTTCAACATTCACAACCGTTGCCCCAGCCGATGCCAGTTTTGATAAATAATCGACGCCGCCGACACTTTCCAGAACACCCTGTTGTTCCAAATAGTTTTTGGCGGTAATGATGTCAAACGGAACACCCACAGAAAACTGATGAAGGGCTAATTTATAAATTTCTTGGTGTGCAGGATGTGAAAAATGTTCGGGCAACAAGAAATCAGATACCGTTTCCAAAGCACGATTATCCATCAACACAGCCGCCAGAACGGCCTGTTCGGCTTCTAAATTTGTAGGTAAAGTTTTCGGAGTGAAGTCCATGTATTCAAGATTAAACGAAAATTTTAAGAATTCAATACCTTTTTTAAGTGGGTATAAACAATTAAAAATCCCAATTATAGATAATGGCGGAAATCCGACCTGGCCAGAGATGTTTCCGATTGAAAAAATTCAAGAATTAGAACGAATTGTGGGCCCAAGACATTTTTCGGCTCAAATGATGTTGGAATATGTCCCAGATGAACGAATTTGTCTGGATCCTGGGGCTGTGATTTTTTATGACAATGAATTTGACAGTTTATGTGCGAAAATCGGTGAAAACCGCATTACAGGTGTAAGTCTTTATTGGGATCCATCATCTGCGCGGGTTTCATCGGATGGCAGTGTTTGTGTTCTGATATATCGTGACGATAAAAATCGAAATGTTTTCGTTCACGATATTTTATATATAATTGTTCAAGATGATGATTTACACCCATTGGCCACCCAGTGCGGTCACGTTTTATCCTTTATGCGAAAACATCAAATAAACGGCATAGGTATAGAGATAAACGGGCTGGGGAATGCCTTACCTGAAATTATGCGACAAATTGCGAATAAGCAAAATATGCCAATCAGTATCACACCGATTTCTAATCACACAAAAAAAGAAACCCGAATTTTGAATACCATAGAACCGGTATTAAACACAGGTCGCCTTTATATGCACAACAGAATTAAACAAACAATATTGTTGTCTGAAATGTTGGCGTGGACTCCGATTGGTTCAGTTGAACATGATGACGGATTGGATGCTGTGGCTGGTGCCATAGCGATGAATCCGCATTCTGTTCGATTTGGCAAGAAAAACAATGTTGTAATCAACGCAAACACAGAATTCAAAATATAACAAAAAACAAAAGGAAAAATAAAATGCAAAAAAATCTTATGCAATTATATAAACGTGCGTTGGACGAACGTGAAATTTGGTTGAATCGTTGGAAAACAGCGATGCGATATACGATTCCAACAAATGATGCAGATTCGTCGACTTTGTTTGACGCGACAGCATCAGACGCAGTAGATAATTTAGCTGCATCTATGTATTCGCTGCTGACTCCGCCAGAATCTTTGTGGATAAATCTGGTTCGTGAAAGCGATTTATCGCCAGATGCAGACAAAGCAACATTGATGTTGCGCGCACATTTGAATGATTCTAATTTTTACACCACGATTCATCAATGTTACACAGATTTAGTTGTTTTGGGAACAGCATGTTTGTTTATGGCTGAAAATCCGATTGGTGCAGATTCTGCATTTTCTTTTACAGCAATTCCAATGACAGATATTGCACTTTTGCCGGGTGCAGTATTTCATACTACGTCAATGCCAGCCTGCGATTTAATGGAAAAATACCCGAATATCACACTACCAAAGCATATGCAAGATACTGTTAAAAATAATCCGCAAACACCAATCAGATTAGTTCAATCTTTGGTTGGTCAAGATTTTACAGCTTGGATTGATGTTGGTGGCGATTTTGAAAATAATATTGTTGCAACTGGGATATTTGAAACCAATCCATATATTATCTTTCGTTGGTCATTGGTCAGTGGTGAAATATATGGACGCAGCCCAGTTTTGCGTGCGTTGCCTGATATAAAAACCGCCAATAAGGTTGTTGAATTGGTTTTGAAAAATGCGACTATCGCGGTCAGTGGTATATGGCAGGCTGATGATGATGGTGTCATAAATTTATCAAATATAAATCTGACGCCGGGTGCCATTATTCCAAAAGCTGTGGGCAGTTCAGGTTTAACACCTTTGCACAGTGGTGCAGATTTTG